ATTTATATCCTGATAGGAAAATGACCTTTGAGGGACAGAATTTGTGGGTTCAATCCAGAGAAGAAATAGAAAATGATTTTAATCTGGTTGGTATTTCTAGAAAAGATATTTATGAAAATACTATGGATATATCCAAAAAAATTGAGGAATACGACTTTAACAGGGGTCTAGACCTCCTGCCAGTCCCTAAGACCAATGCCGACCAGAAACTGTCTGAGATGGCCCTAGAAGGCCTTAAAAGGCTAGGTCTGCTAGAAGACAAGGTCTATTATGACAGAATTCAGGAAGAGTTATCTATAATTAAAGATAAGTCTTTTGCCTCATATTTCTTGGTTGTAGCCGATATGGTTAACTGGGCAAAAGAAAATAATATTATGGTTGGCCCAGGCCGAGGCTCGGCAGCTGGCTCCCTGGTATGCTATTCGTTAGGGATTACAAGCGTAGACCCAATTAAATATGACTTGCTCTTCTTCCGATTTATTAACCCTGAGCGCAATGACTTCCCAGATATTGATACCGACTTTGAAGATCGTCGTCGTAAAGAGGTTAAAGATTATTTAAAGAAGAAGTTTAAGTTTGTTGCTTCTATTTCTACATACACTTATTTCAAAGATAAGGGTGGAATTAGAGATGCTGCTCGTGTGTTTATGGTTCCACTTTCAGAAGTAAACCGTGCATTAAAATCAATCGACACGTTCGAGGACTTTGTAAGTTCTCCCAACACAAAAGAATTTAGAACAAAGTATCCAGAGGTATTTTGGTTGGCTGATAGATTACGTGGCAAGATTCGGTCAGTTGGAGTGCATGCTGCTGGTGTAGTTGTTGCTAAAGATGATTTAAGAAAATATGCTCCAGTTGAATCTAGAGCAGACGCAAACGATGAGGTTTCTGGAAGAATTCCAGTTGTGGCATACGATATGGATACAATTGCGGACATTGGTCTTATTAAGCTAGATGCTTTGGGATTAAAAACTTTGTCTGTAATTTCTGATACTGTAAAGTCTATTAAAGATCGTCACGGTAAAGATATAGATCTTGCAAAGCTTACTTTAGATGACCCGTCTGTTTATAAAACTTTAAGCGAGGGATATACAAAAGGTGTATTCCAAGCAGAAGCAACCCCTTACACTAATCTTTTAATTAAGATGGGTGTAGATAAGTTTGAAGACTTGGCTGCATCTAACGCATTGGTTCGACCTGGAGCCATGAATACTGTAGGCGCCTCTTATATTAAACGTAAGCACGGAGATGAAGCAGTTCAATTTATTCACCCAATTATGAAGCCTTTTACAGAAAATACATATGGGGTTATTATTTATCAGGAACAGGTTATGCAGGCTTGCGTACACTTGGGAGGTATGACTTGGTCAGAAGCTGATAAAGTTCGTAAAATTATTGGAAAGAAAAAGGATGCAAAAGAATTTGATGAGTTTAAAGATAGGTTTATTGAAGGTGCTTCAAAACATATTTCTAAGAAGCAAGCAGAAACACTTTGGCACACATTTGAGGCGCATGCTGGGTATTCGTTCAATCGTTCCCACGCTGTTGCTTACTCTATGCTTTCTTATTATACTGCTTGGCTCAAAACTTATTACCCACTGGAATTCATGTTCTCCATCCTTAAAAACGAAAACGACAAAGATGCTAGAACGGGATATTTAATTGAAGCAAAAAGACTGGGTCTGAGAGTATCTCTTCCTCACATTAATGAGTCTGAATTGTATTTTTCTTTAAAGGAAGATAGGATTCAGTTTGGATTAGCAGAGATAAAGTTTATTTCAGATAGCATTGCAAATAAAATTATAAGCAAAAGGCCTTATGATAGTTACACCGATTTTATACAGAAAGCTTCTGCAAAGGGAAGCGGGATTAATAGTCGGGCAGTTGCTGCATTAAATTCAATTGGCGGAGCGGCATTTGAAGACAATCCACGTAGCGGTAAAGAAAAAGAATCTTACTATGAATACTTGGGTATCCCTACGTTTAACCTTGAAGGAATACCGCCAAGGATTAAAGCGCAAGCAAAACCAATTGAAGAGTTTGATGATTTAGGTTCCTTTGTAATGTTTGGAATGGCAAAGTCAATTAAAAGAGGAAATGGATGGGCAAGAATTGAATTGGTAGATGAGACAGGATCTATTGGTCTATTTCATAATGAGCAGACTCCAATTGAAACTAATCAAATGTATTTTATATTAGTAGGAGATAATAGAATTGCAAGATATGTAAAGGTTCAAGATATTAATCCGCAGTCTAAAGATTCTTTTGTAGACTTCCTGTATCGAAAAGAATACGACCTTGAAGAGAATCAATACTTCGTAGTAGACTTTACTCCATATAAGACAAAGGCTGGGAAGACTATGGCTCATATAGTAATGTCAGATAAAGATAAGAATTTAACTAGAGCTATTGTTTTCTCTAGTATGTATAAAATTGCCCTAGCAAAAATGCGTGAGGGTATGGTATGTCAGGTAGTTTTATCTAAACTAGACGACGGTACTTTAATGGTAAAGGAGATAAAGTGACAGACGATATCGAAGGTCTAGTAACATCTATAAGTATCAATCAGGTTTTGGTTGCCATTCTAGAAGAGTACGGCAAATTAACAGTTCCTACTTTAAGATTTTTAGATGCGGGAAATTCAGAAAAAGAATTAGTTATTGACTATGATGAAAAGGACCCATCATTTACATTTAGTTTAAGAGAGACAAAAACTAATTTAAATGCTACAATAGATGAAGAGAGAATAGAGCAATAATGAAAATTTCACTAGACGATATACTAGCAAAACTAGATCCAAAAACAAGAGCAAGAGTTCAGTCAGCACAAAATGTTGTTGTTGAAAAACAAAAGACCCCAAGCATTGGATTAAACATGGCTCTTCGTGGGGGCCTAGGTTATGGCAGACAGGTCCTTGTATGGGGTAATAAGTCTGCTGGGAAATCTTCTTTTTGTTTGCAGATGATAGCAATTGCCCAGAAAGAAGGCAAAACTTGTGCATGGATTGATTCTGAAGCTTCTTACGATCAGGCATGGGCAGAGTCTTTAGGCGTAGACTCATCTAAGTTAATTTATTCTTCGGCAAAAACAGTTAACGATATGGTTGATGTTGGAGTAAAACTTATGGAGGCTGGAGTAGATATGATCGTTGTCGATTCTATATCTGCATTATTGCCAGGAATTTATTTTGAAAAAGATGGAAATGAAATGAAAGATCTGCAAGACACTAAGCAGATCGGCGCTGAAGCAAAGGATATGACCCACGCAGTCAAGATGTTAAACTATGCAAACAAAAACACACTACTTGTACTCATCTCACAACAGCGAAATCAATTTGGATCTATGCATGCTAGTCACATCCCCACAGGTGGCATGGCAGTCAAGTTCTTTTCTTCCACGGTCATTAAGCTCTGGTCGTCTGAGGCTGAGGCGAATGCTATTAAGGCTGGCGTTAAAGTTGGCGACAAGATCATTGAACAAAGAGTTGGCAGGCCAGTTAACTGGATTATTGATTACAACAAACTCGGTCCCCCAAATCTATCGGGACAGTACGACTTTTATTACCAAGGGGAAACTCTTGGTGTAGATGGTGTAGGCGAAACTCTAGACGTTGCAGAAATGTGTGGTGTTGTAGAAAAGGGTGGAGCATGGTATACAGTAAATGGAGAAAGACTTCAAGGTAGAGCTAAAGCAGTTCAATATCTTAAAGACAATCCGAAGGTTGTGGATGAACTTCGTGAGGCAATTAATGCCAAATCTTAATGAGTTTATATACTCAGAAAAAATTTATCCTCCAGAACTGGAAAAGATTGGTGGGAAGAAGCCTTGCTCCCAGTGCGATAAAGATGCAGACGAATATTTTTGGAATGCATCTTTATTGACAATGACTTGGGAGTGTCCAGATGGGCACAAGAATTCATTCAAGGTTAATTGATGTCTGAAAGATCAGAAGTAAAAAGAGACAGGGCTAGGGCCCAAAAGAATAGCGGACGTGGAGACTATCAAAAGGGTGATGCTCAATGGAAACAGTTTCTTGTTGATTATAAAGAAGCAGGGTCATCATTTAATTTAAATAAAGATAACTGGGCAAAAATTTGCACAGACACATTTAAAGTAAATAGAGATATGCACCCAGCATTAAAAATTATTATAGGAAAAGATTCTAAGGTACGACTTGGAATTATTGAATGGGCAGTTTTAGAAGAGCTGATCCAGTTTTGGGAGGATAACAATGGCGAACAAGCGTAGGTTTAATGATACTATTATTAAAAACGGTATGATTATAAAGATTCGCAAAGACGGCACAATAAAATCAGTAGTTGGTCCATACACACCAAAACACAAGCAGGTAAAAAAGTGACCGCTATTCTACTAAGCTCATTAGTTTGTTTTGTAATTGGTTACGGGCTAGGCCTGTTTATAGATAGATGGGATAGGAAGATTAAAAATGGCGGAAGATAAAAACACCCTTGAATTAATAAGTCAGATCACAGAGTTTAATGATCTACACGAGTTTATGAAGGATGAACACCTAGATAAGGCCTTGGCTATTGTAGTAAAGCTATTATTAAATCCAGATGTTCCGTCCGCTAAATCCCCTATGCTTATTATGGAGTTACAGGCAATGTCAACAAAGTTTGCTGTTATGGCTTCGTACTATTCAACCATTGCAAAAGATAAAGCTGGAACCACAAATAACAATAAAAAGAATGTTTATTACTCACTAAAGGAGTCCATAGACAAACTTGTAGATGCACTTAAGTATGTCGTTAGGTATAATTCATAATGGGCAGAGACATAGTAAAGAATCTTAAATTTAAAAAGCATACAGGAAAGTTTTTTGATCCAGAAAAGTTTGCCACACTGCTTGATGAAGCATACAGAAATACAAAGCGTCCTGATGGAGACATGACCAAGAAGTCATTTAGTCCTAGCTCTTTAGGGTATGGCCATGGAACTTGCCCTAGATATTGGTATATGGCATTTAGCGGGGCAATGTTTATTGATGACAACGATGCCGTTGCGGTTGCTAATATGGCACAAGGAACACAGGCTCACGAGAGATTACAAAATTTAATTAAAACTATGCCAGAATGGAAAGCAGAGGAAGAGGAAATTGTTAATGAATACCCTCCTATTCGTGGCTTTATAGATCTAATTATGGAATACGATGGTGAAACAGTAATTGGTGAAATTAAAACTGCTAAACAAGAAGTTTGGGATGTTCGTCAATCTGAGATGAAGCCAACACCAAATCATATGCTTCAGCTTTTAACTTATATGAAATTAAAAAAAGCAAAAGAAGGATTCTTTTTATACGAGAATAAAAATACTCAAGAGATTATAGTTATTCCAATTTCAATGAACGAAAAAAATACTAAGATAATTGAAGACACATTTACTTGGATGATGGAAGTGTGGGACAACTTTAAAGACGGAGATCTTCCAATGAAGCCAGCGGGAGCGTCTAAGTACAAACTTCCCTGCACATACTGTCCAGTAAAGAAAGAGTGCTACTCAAAAGAAACTCCAACAGGAACAGTTCAAATAGAATTGTTTGAGATACCAAAATAATGATATGCTCTAATAAAGAATGCGGCATAGAGTTTGAGCCTAAAACACATAACCAAAAGTATCATAACGATGAATGCTGCAGAGTTGCTACAAACAGACGCATTATGGAAAAGTATTATGAGAAAAAAGCTATTAGGCAAGGTGCGGACCGTGGTTGTAAAAAATGTGGTTTTCAGCTAAGCAGATACAATGACACTCTTTTGTGTGCTTCATGTCAAAAAAAGACAGATGTCGGCAAAAGATCTAGCATATTGGATAGAATAAATGAAATTAGCTGAGCTAATAAAAACTAAAGCTAATAGGGTTTTAGGTATAGATGCCTCAACAAACTCGATAGCTTTTTGCCTCATGGAGAATAATGTCCCGATTAAATGGGGCAAAATAGAACTTAGCGGTGCCGACATTTATGAAAAAATATATGATGCTAAGGTTAAAATGCATGCTATGCTAAATGAATTGGAGAGTGACTATATAGCAGTAGAGGGTGCCATACTTGTCAGATCCCCCGATGCTGTGATAAAATTGTCTTATGTCTATGGAGTTGTTATTGCTGAGCTTATGTCTACTGGTGCTAAGGTTATTACTATTAGTCCATCCTCGTGGCAGGCGTACATTGGCAACAAAAATCCGACAAAGGATGAAAAGTCTGCAATAAGATTAGCAAACCCAGGATATGCAGACTCCTGGTATAAAAATCAACTACGCAATATGCGTAAACAAAGAACTGCAAATTATTTTAATGATAAGTATAATATTGTGGTAAACGATTTTGATGTGGCAGATTCATTTGGAATTGCTCACTATGCCAATAAGGTGTTGACAGAACGATGAAACTATATCAAAGCCAGACCTGGATGTATAGAAGATATGTTGTTCAAAAGAAAACGGTAACTGAAATTGCCGAAGAGTGTAAGGTTTCTGCTATGACTATACAGAGAGCATTAGACAAGTTTGGGTTGGTTAAAAAACGATGAGCAAGGACATATGGTTAGAGGCTAACGAAGAAACTGCTGGAGACCTTATTCTTACTGGATATGTTGGTCCGTTTAAAGACATGCCAGTGTACAATGAAGTTAAGTCTTTATTTGGAAACGGATCTATTGCTCTAGACTTTGGTTGTGGTGTTGGAAGAAACTCGGTAGCACTTGCAGAGACATACGGCAAGGTAATATCCTTTGATCTTCCCAGCATGATTGATTTAGTTCCACAAGAAAATAAACTAAGTAACATATCATATACAACAGACTGGGAGTATGTTAAAGAATTTAAATTTGATATAGTACTGGCAAGTCTTGTATTTCAGCATATTGAAGATTCAGAGTTAGATTCATACCTAAATGACTTGTCTCAGATAGTGGACAGATTAGTTCTTCATAGCAGAACATGGATTGATCATTCAGCTTCACAGGTATTGCCAATTGTAGAAAAATATTTTATAATTGATACGATAGAATATTCAAGAGATCCCAATAGCCCTATTGATGATCATTTTATTGCAACACTAAATAAGAGGTAAACATAATGGCGGGATATCCAGAAAAAGATAAAGGCTATCAGATGTGGGTTACAGACTTACAGCTAATAGCAACAAAGGCACCATCTGGTCAAAAGATTATTACAGAGTGCCTTGAAATAGCAGGAATGTTAATTGAAAAGAATATATCATACGGAAACTCTGCGCTAGAGCCAATCCGTATATTTTCAAAGGCGGATTCAACAGAGCAGATCCGTGTAAGAATTGATGATAAGCTAAATAGGATTCAAAATGATCAGGCATTTCCAGGAGACAATGATATTGATGATTTAATTGGCTACCTAATATTGCTTAAAATAGCCAACAAAGTTGCACTTTCAGTCGACTGAGAGTATACTCTAGTATATGTCTGAGATAGAGTTAACTAATCATTTTGACCGTATGAATACCGTTGTATCAGAATTACTTAAAGGAAACAACCCCACCCAAATAGCAACCATTACAGGCTTTAAAAGAGCCGAAGTAGTTGAGCTAGTAGAAGAGTGGAAGAGTGTTGTCCACAACGACACAGCGGCCCGTGACAGGGCAAAAGAGGCTATCTCTGGGGCAGACCGTCATTACGCAATGCTTATTAAAGAAGCCTGGAAAACAGTAGAAGATGCAGACGCACAAGGACAACTAAATGTTAAATCAACAGCATTAAAGCTTATTGCAGATATTGAAGGAAAAAGAATCGGCATGCTGCAAGAAATAGGATTGCTGGATAACGCTGAGCTAGCTAACCAGATTGCAGAGACAGAAAGAAAGCAAGACATACTTGTCAAAATACTAAAAGAGGTTACCGCAAGCTGCTCAAAATGTAAAATGGATGTAGCAAAAAGATTGTCTCAGGTTACTGGCATAGTAGAGCCAGTATTTATAGAGGCGGATGTCATAGAAACGGAAGTGTCATGAGCAACAGGCTTTTCGTATTTGATTTAGATGGCGTTCTTGTAGACAGCAAACAAATACATTTTGATTCATTAAACCTTGCCCTAAAAGAGATAGATGAAAAATATGTTATATCAGAAGAAGATCATGCACAAATTTTTGAAGGATTAAGTACAAATCAAAAACTAAAAATATTAAGCGAAACTCGTGGTCTACCAGAAGAAGATCATGAAAAAATATGGGGTCTAAAACAAAAAAAATCAATTCAGTTTTTTCAAGATTTGCCTGAAGACGATGAACTAATTCAAATATTTAAAATGATTAAATCCTACGGTGTAGATATTGCCGTAGCAAGTAACTGTATTAGAGACACGGTTGAGACCTGCCTTAAATCTTTAGGCATTTACAATGAAGTAAATTTTTATTTAGGAAATCAAGATGTTGCTTACCCAAAGCCTAGTCCAGAAATATATTTGAGGTGTATGGATGAATTAGGTAGTGATAAATGGAGCACTGTTATTTTTGAGGACAGCTTGATTGGGCGCACTGCAGCCTTAGCAAGTGGTGCTACATTAGCAAGTATTAACAGCAGAATTGATTTGACATCTAAACTTGTTTTAGAATATTTAAACCCAAAAAGAAAAAAAATAAATGTTCTTATCCCAATGGCTGGTGAAGGCTCTAGATTTACTGAAGCGGGATATGCTATACCGAAGCCCTTGATTGAAATTCATGGGAAATCAATGATTAATTTAGTTTACGACTCTATAGATTTAGACGCCCATTATATTTTTATTGCAAAATCAGAGCATATAGAAGAATTTAATTTACAAAAACATATAAGCGAATTCTGTAAAGATTTTACTATTATTCCACAGGATAACAAGTTGGATGGAGCTGCACTATCATCTCTTTTGGCAAAAGATCTTATTAATAATGATTCCCATTTAATAATTGCTAATTCAGATCAGTATGTTAGATGGAATTCTAAAAAAGAATTGGACTCCTGGATTCAATCAGGGATAGATGGATCCGTACTAACCTTTTTATCTAATGAAAATAAATGGTCATATGCAGAAATAAAAGATTATTTTGTTAAGCAGGTTCATGAAAAAATAGTAGTTGGCCAAGAAGCAACTTGCGGCATATATTACTGGAAGTCTGGATCTGATTTTGTAAAGTACGCTGAAATGATGATTGAAAAAGGAATAAAAACTAATAATGAATTTTATGTAGCTCCAGTTTATAACCAAGCAATAGGAGATGGTAAGATTATATCTTATTCAAGGGTAAAAGAGATGCGTGGCCTTGGAACCCCAGAGGATCTAGAAAAGTTTGTCCTGGGCAGCCTTCCATCATTTAAACCTGAAGATAAAAATAAATATTTTTTTAACAACTCAGATAATTTGCCAAAAAACAATGACTCCTATGTTGAAAATATATTTAGGATGACTCCTTCAGAAATTTGTATATCTTACAAAAATGCTAAATACGAAGTTTTTGATCAGGATGAAGAGGGCAAATTTGTCAACGCCTTAAATTTAATAAAAGGCTACAGGCATCCTTCTTTTAACCCAGTAATCACTTCAATAGACAACGATTACGTTAAAAAAGAAAATGAAAAATCTGTTTTTTTAATAGTTTATACTACAAGATTTTATCACATATACTTAGAAGTTCTTCCAAAACTATTTTTCTTAAAAAAAATAGACCCTGATTTTAAAGTAATTCTTTTAGGAGACCACAAACTTGACAAAAATAAAAATTTTATTGGGATGGACCTTAAAAATTTAAATATACTTCCAAGCAGAGAAGAAGAGTGTGCCTCTTTAAAGTTCTGGCTTGATGCTTTAGACATAGAATTTGAATGCCTTGACAAGAAAAGTTTTGCAGGAACCAATTTAACATTTGAAAAGTCATATGTGTTCTATGAAAAAATGGAAACAGTAGCTCCGACTTTAGAACTAGACAAAACAATTCTAGATTCTAAAAAAGCATATTGTGAAAAATGGTTAAACCCCAGCATTAAATTAAATTCAATAGAATATATTCCTACTTGGATTTATCATAGAAGCACTGGCGCACCTGAAATAGATGCAATAACTTATACAAGAAATGAAATAGAGTTATTTTTTAAAAATAAAAAAAATATAAGAAAAAAAATATATTTCTCTAGGAAAAACTACGAAAGAGTACACCCTAGCGAAGTAGCTATTGAAAATTTTTATCGCAGGAAGGGTTTTGAGGCTATATGCATGGAAGATTTTACTCCAGAAGAACAGATAAATATCTGCAGATCAGCATCAGACATAGTTTGTTATGTAGGATCAGGAATGGTTAATTTGTATTATTTGGACCCACTAGATGATCGTGAAGTTAACATTACAGTATTAGCTTTAGATGATCCTAACCAAGCAGGATTTGTTGAACAAATGTATAACCACTATTCAGATCTGATTACATCGGAAAGTAGACAGTTTGGAGATCACATAAAGATTAAATTATTAAATATTCCTGCAGATATGGAGTACAGGCATACTAACCCAACTTTATCGAAATTGTTGCAGGAATAAAATGAATGTGAACCTTAAGGGCGTAGTTGACGTATACAAAATGAATGACGACGAAGTTTGTTTAAAGTATAAAAACCCGTCGTTTAAGTTTTATGAATTAATGCACAGGAGGCCTAATTCTCCTACCAGGTGGGACAAAGCAAATAAAGCAATGAGTTTGCCTGAAAGTATTAAAGATCCACTTTGCCCAACTTCCCCCATGATCAATCCAATTGTCGACAAAATACACGACAATCCTAAAAAATCTTTTGATGGAAGATCAGTATATTTAATTGCTTATACTCCTAGATTTTTTCATTTCATGCTAGAGCATCTGCCTAAAATATTTTTCTTAAAAGAAAAAGACCCAAACTTTAAGTTACTTCTTTTTTCTAACGAAGATAAAGATACAGATGGAATATTTTTAGGGTTAAAGGGAAATGCAGAGCACGGCAGGGAAGAAGATGGATCTTCATTTAAATTTTGGCTTGATTTACTAGAGATTGACTATGTGTGCTTTAATTTAAAAGATTTAGAATCTATGAATTTAGATTTTGAATACGCATATGTTTTTTACGAAAATTCCTTTATGAAACAGAGAAGTGGTAGCGATGCATATGATTCAGTAATGCTTAATGGCTCGCCCGTGCAGGTGGACGGGAAAGAATATTTTGTTTCAATTACTTTAGATAGAGGCAGTTCAGATATAGACGGGAAAACAGTTGACTGGGTGCGTCCGTATATAACTAAACAGGTAGAGTCAAAGTCCATAGTTTCTGATGCTGACAAAAAAATATACATATCTAGAAAAAATTACTCAAGGGTTCACCCTAATGAAAAAGAAATAGAAAGTCATTTTTTGTCTAAAGGTTATCAGTCGGTATGCATGGAAGATATGAATCCGATAGAACAAATAAAGCTTGTCAGGGAGTGCACTGATATAGCCTGTCATGTAGGATCATCTATAGTTAATCTGTATTATGGTAAACCAAATACAAAGGTAACAGTCCTGGCAACTAAAAAAGAAAATGATCTTCTAAGCTACTATAATGTTATTTTAACAAACAATGGAATAGAAGTTGATAATGTATTGTTACCAGAAATTATTGATGGAAGTGTATCTGAGGCTATGACAAAGTATGTATTGGAGTACCATGGAATTTGATTTTAGCAATCTAATTGATATATTAGATGGAGAAGAGTTTGAAGAAAGACCAGTAGACCTAAGAACTTTTGTGCAGAGTCCAGAATATTTAGGTCTCCCACCATTGTCTGAATATCAGCATACCCTCATTGAAAAAAGTTCACAGATTTATAAAGAGTCTACACTGATTAAGCTTTTTGGTGAAGATGAAGGCGTCAGAATGTTTAAGCAAACAGCTAACGAAGTTGTTGCCCAGCTTGGCAAGGGTTCTGGAAAAGATTACTGCTCTACAATATCAGTAGCGTATATAGTATATTTACTGTTGTGCCTTAAAGATCCAGCAACCTATTATGGCAAGCCTCCTGGGGACTCAATTGATATTATTAATATTGCTATTAACTCTCAGCAAGCAAACAATGTTTTCTTTAAGGGATTTAAAACACGAATAGATAAGTCTCCATGGTTTACTGGAAAATACGAAGCAAAAGCTTCTGAAATGAAGTTTGATAAGGCCATAACAGTACACTCAGGACACTCAGAGCGTGAAGCGTGGGAAGGTTATAACGTTATCGTAATCATTCTCGATGAAATTTCAGGCTTTGCTACAGAGAATACAACTGGTCATGAGCAAGCTAAAACTGGTGGAGCTATATATGATATGTATAGAGCATCGGTAGACTCACGTTTTCCAGACTTTGGTAAAGTTATTCTTCTGTCATTTCCTAGATATAAAAATGATTATATTCAGCAAAGATATAATGATGTTGTGGCGGAAAAAGAAGTTGTAACTAGAACTCATCATTTTAAGCTAGACGATGATCTTCCAGATGGAACAGAAGGTAACGAATTTGATATTGAGTGGGAAGAAGACCACATCATCTCGTACAAGTATCCTAAAATGTATGCGCTTAAAAGACCCACATGGGAAGTAAATCCAGTAAGAAAGATTGAAGACTTTAAGGTTGCGTTCTACAAGAATGCACCAGATGCCTTGGGAAGATTTGCCTGCATGCCAACAGATGCAGTAGATGCATTTTTTAAATCCAGAGAAAAAATTGAGAATGCATTTAAGAACACAGCCTTAGCTGTGGATAACTTTGGAAGATTTGAAGACTGGTTTGCACCAGACCCAGATAAAGAATATTTTATACACGTCGACCTTGCACAAAAGCATGACCATTGTGCAGTAGCAATGTCACACGTAAAAAAGTGGGTTAATGTTAAGGTGACAGATACATATTCTCAGCCAGCACCTATTGTTGAAGTAGACGTTGTAAGATATTGGACACCAACTCCAGATAAGTCTGTAGATTTTACAGAAGTAAAAGATTACATATTGTCTTTAAGGTCTAAAGGGTTTAAGGTAAAAGTTTGTACATTTGACAGGTGGAACTCACACGATATGATGCAGCAACTAAAGCAGTATGGAATTAATACAGAAACGCTATCTGTTGCCAAAAAACATTACGACGATATGGCAATGGTTGTGGCAGAAGATAGGCTGGATGGCCCACACATTCCTCTGCTTATAGATGAATTGCTTCAACTTAAAATTATGAGAGATAGAGTTGATCACCCTAGAAAAGGATCTAAAGACTTAGCTGACGCTGTATGCGGATCTATATTTAATGCAATTAAAAGAAGTAGGCCCGACAACAATGAAGAAATAGATATTCACACCTACAGTTCCTTGAAATGGGATAGGCAGGATGAAGACGACACAACTGTTTTAAATATGATAAGAGCACCAAGAATGCCTCAAAACTTATCAAATGCACTAGAAGGAATGGAAATAATATGAGTATATATCAAGAGCAAGCTAAAGAGTGTAAGTGCTGTGGTAAGCACGTTCCTCTACCAACCACATTAAAAGAGTATCAGGGGGTTATTTTGTGCCCAACAAGCTTTGCAAATGTTCTTGAATATAAAAGAATTTGGAAATCTATTGGTGGCCGACCAAGCGGAAGCATAAGAAAACATTTTTCTGATTATGTTCAGCAAGTAGTAGAGAACACTATTGACAAAACTGAAAACGTTCAGTTATAATAAAACTAGGCAACAATAGCTTAGTTGGTTAAAGCCCCGAACTCATAATTCGGTAATCGTAGGTTCAAGTCCTACTTGTTGCACAGGGGAGGCAATATGACAGAAGAAGAAGATCAGCATGACTCAGATAGACTGGCGTATTATATAGAAATAGGTGCCGTTAGTTTAGAGGGCGTAGATGAAAGCGGAGAGCTTATTTATTCTATTAGCGAAGACGCAGAGACTTTAGCTCCAGAATTGTGGCAATCTCATACTGAATATGTAGATAGGTCTTTGATTGAACTGTATGAGCAGGGCTTGGTTGAAGTTGAATACGATGAGAACCTAGAGGCAACTTTTCATATTAGTCCAGAAGGTCAAAAAATAGCTAAAGAAAAAGGTTTAATCGAAATGGAATTTAATAAAGATATTCCAAACGACTAGAATATGGTATAATTACACTAGGTCGCCAATAGGGGCCTATAAATTAACTTATTCGCTTGAAGGAGGAATAAAATGGTAACAACATATACATGGGATCTTTTCAAGGATCCTTTTTTTATTGGCTTTAATCGTGAACTTGAAAGAATGTCTAACGTGCACAGTGCTGCATCTCGTCAGTCATATCCACCATACGATGTATTAAAGCTAGATGAGGATACATTCTTAGTATCTCTTGCAGTGGCAGGATTCACAAAAGAAGACATTAATCTATCTGTAGATAACGGTACATTAGTTATTTCTGGAGAAATTACTGAAGTTACAGATGCAGAAGTTTTACATAAAGGAATTGCTGCACGTAAATTTACAAGGTCTTTTGCCCTCGGAGAGTACATGGAAGTATCTAGCGCTTCTCTAAAGGACGGCATGCTTAATATCAGTATTAGCCGCTTAGTCCCAGAAGACAAGAAGCCAAAGACCATAAAAATTAAATAATAGTATAATGGAGATCTGCACCCCGTCACTGGGGAGTCGCAGACTATTCGGGTCGCTACCCGAAAGATGGACCTGAGCACGTCCGCAAACTGCTCTTTAATATTTTAGGAGAATAATGTTTGAGTACAGAATTAAGCAAGTAACAAAAATTGTAGATGGAGACACAGTAGATGTCGACATAGATTTAGGATTTAGCATTTCATATGCTCAAAGACTTAGACTGGCAGGAATTGATACCCCAGAGTCTAGAACTACCGATAAACTTGAAAAGACATTAGGTCTCGAATCAAAAGAATATCTTAAGTCTAAGTTTAAAGACGCAAATGTTATTGTTGTAAAAACAGAAAAGCCAGACAGCACAGAAAAGTATGGTCGCATACTTGGCTGGATTTACATAGACGGCAACACAAAGTCTATTAACGAACAGATGATTGAAGATGGATACGCTTGGGGATACATGGGCGAAACTAAGGTTAAAGATTTTGTAGCCTTAGCAGAGAAGAGAAAAAAGAGCGGTAAGTGATGGCTGTAAATGGCAAGCCAAATATTCATTGGATGCAGAGGTTTGATGGGGGTAGCCCAGAAGAACTCAAAACTTTATCTAACGTACTAGAGTTTGCTGGATATTACTCTACTTTAACCGTATATCACTCACAAATTCCTGACTATTGGATCAAGATAGCCAATATAATTAATCCAGACCATAAATTAAAGTATATGATTGCAATGAGAACATATGCAATAAGCCCAGAATACTGTGCAATGATGTGTGAAGCGTTTAATGAGCTGTCCCCCAACAGGCTGATATTAAATATTGCTGCTGGAGATATACAGTCTGACGAAACTAGCGTATCTGATGTTGTTGCAATATCAAATCTTTTAACAACGCATGAGGATAGGGTAAAATATACTTCTGAGTGGTTAGAAAAATTTACAAACCTGACCTTGCTAAAAAATAAACCAGAAATAGTTATAAGCGGAACATCTAAAGAAACTATTGTAAATGCCAATAATTATGCCGATGCACACCTATCTATGTACTCTAGCTATAAAGATGGGTTAAAAGATTTAATTAAAACAAACAAAAAAATAGTCTCTGGGCCAATAATAATACGTGATACTAAAGAAGAGGCAGAGGATATATATAATCAATTGCCAAACAATATGATTAAAGGGTCTTGCCTTTTTGGTACAGAAAATGAGATAATAGAACAGATAAAAAATATGGGAAAAGAAGGAATAACGGATATTTTAGCAAGCAGAGCTCAGATGGATGATGAGCACTATCGAATACACAGAATGGTAAAAAAAATAAATGATATCTAAAGATGAAGTAAGTCAAATGATTGAGCAGGCCAGGTCTGACAAGAAGATCCTGCAGATAAAATCGATGTTTATTAATGTGCCAAAGTGGGATCAATTCATTAATCATTTAGATTATCATTTTAACACTACGCCAGAAGGCCCTCAAGAAGAGTCTGATGAATGGCACACAATACATAATGGGACTGTTGCTAAAACTGGTTATTATTTCCATGTCAGAGAAGCAACATCAAAGGGTGAGTTTACTTTTTTCCCAGAATGTAAAGATGTGGTTAATTTTTTCAACGAAGTGTATGACGAAAAAACTAACGGAGGTGGAACATTCTTGAATATAGTTGGCAACGGCATGATGGTTCCAACGCATGTAGATGATGTAGACAGCGTGTTTTGGCAATGTCAAGGATCAACAATTTGGCAAGTATTTTTAAACAAAGATGATCAGGGTAGAGGGATAGAACCAATACAGACAGTAACAGTGGAACCAGGAGATATAATCGTTGTTCCCAGGGGAGTATTCCATGGATTAAACCCACATGTTTCAAGAGCAGCTATAGCATTCAGATATAAAGAGGTGCGGGAATAGATGCCAATCTATGAATACAAATGCGAATGTTCTCCAGAAGATATTGTATCAAAAGAAAGATCTATAAATTCTGTTGAGCCAAACTACTTGTGTAACCTATGTGGTAAAAAAATGCAGAGACATTACGGTTCTTTTGGTATACAGTTTAAAGGCAATGGCTTCTACAAAACAGATAATATTAAATAACAACATGGTATAATTAACTAAGTAAGCAAAGATATTGCATTACTTAGGAGATACCTAGTTGACTAGAAAGTTAAAGTATTTTTTAACCAGCCTTTTTATAATCGGCTGGCTTTTCCTTTTTAGTCCTAACTTTGCTAATGCTAATGAGCCACCAGCCCCCTCAGAGCAAGTTGTTGTAAGCCCTGCACAGCAGGCAGTAAATACAGCCATTGCAACCGCAACTACAGAAGTTGCACAGGCCATAGCAGCATCAGATACGTCCACTGTCACAACAGCAACAGCTGTACAGGCAGTAACAGCATCTAATGCCGCAGTAACTGCCGCAACAACGGCTGTGACTGCAGCAACTACAGCAGTGGCGGAAGTGTCTAATGTGTCCACAGCCGTAGAAACAGCGACAGCGGTTGTTCAAACAATTACTTCAACGGTAGCATCCGTTACACAAGCGGTAGCAGCAATTCCAGTAAGTGCTACAACTCAAACACCAGAAGTTGCTACAGCACAAGTAGCTGTTACAGCAGCGGTTCCCGTTATTGAATCTGCAACTGCAACGGTTATAGCAACAGCATCCCCTTTAATGCCTGAAACCCCCACTACAGTTACTCAAGTAGCAACCGCAATTACAACAGAAGTAGCACAGGCTGCAACAGCTTCTACTGCAATACAGGTAGCTCAGGCGGCAATAGATACCGCAACGGCCACAGTAGCAACAGCAACTACGGCTGTAGCAGCAGTAACTCCTGCACGGACAGAGGCTCAAACACAATTAACTCAAGCAAACGTAGCAATTAATAATGCTCAAGATGCAGTCAATGCCCTTGCTGCAACTATTGGTACAACCACAAATGTTTTATCTAATGTAGATGATGCTGGTGTTCGCATGAATCTTCCATTTAATTTACAGATGGGCGGAGTCACATATAATAATGTTTTTGTAGGATCTAATGCGACAATCACCTTTGGAGTAAATGAGGGTGCAAATTATTATTCTACACCTAATGCACCTTCCATTTCTATAGCAGGGTATGACTGGACTACTTGGAGTAATGGATCTGGAATTACATACTCAACAACTACCAATACACTTAGCGTTGCTTGGGATCTTAGAGTTTATCCTTTGCAAACAGCAGAAACACAAATGACTCAAGTTAGATTTAATGCGGATGTTAATCCTTCAGATGGTGCCTGGCAGGCAGATGTAAGCGTGACTGGACCAATCCCAAATGGTGCTAGATTTAACGTAAGAGAAACTACAAATGGTCCCGTAACAAATATTAGTAATACAAGCACTACTACGGGATTTACTGGAACAATTAGTCAAGGCGCTGCATTTACTCCCACCCCTGATCCAGACAATTCAACAGTCTTGGCAGCAATTGATACAGCAAATGCACAAATTGCTACATTAAACTCAGCAGTTACTGCTATTGTTGCAACAAATACAGCAAATACAAATACAGTTATTGCACCAATTGCAACTGTTTCACAAAATACTGTAACGGCATTATCAACAGCAAGCACAACATTGACTGAAAAGGTGGCAGACCTTGCAATTGTTTCTACAGCCGTAGAAAAAGTAACTACAGCACCTACAATAGTGGCAGCAGCTCAAACAGTAATTGATGCAGTTCCTGCACCAGCGCCCTTGCCAGCCCCTGCTCCACCTGCACCAGTTGAACCACCCGTAGTCGTGCCACCTGTAGACACTACACCCGTAGTCGTGCCACCTGTAGACACTACACCCGTAGTCGTGCCACCTGTAGACACTACACCCGTAGTCGTGCCACCTGTAGACACTACACCAGTAACTACCACACCAGTTGATACCACACCTGTGGAAACAGAACCAGTAGACACAGAGCCTGTGGAAACAGAACCAGTTGATACCACACCTGTGGAAACAGAACCAGCAGACACAGAGCCTGTGGAAACAGAACCAGTTGATACCACACCTGTGGAAACAGAACCAGTAGACACAGAGCCTGTGACGGGATCAGAAGAAGATGTAACAAATACAGTTGATGATGCATTGGAAGATGGTAAAATTGATAGTACAGAAGTTGAAGCAATTGCAGAAGCTATGTCTGCAGATGGTGAAATTGATGCAGAAGAAACTAATCAGTTAATTGAAGCATTGGCAGAAGATGGAAAAGTTTCTGTAGCAGATCAAGAAGCAGTTCTGGAAGCACTTGCGTCAGACGGCGAAGTTTCAAAAGAGGATGTTGCAGCCATTGTTGAATTAGCTAACTCAGATGGTAAATTATCTGAAGCAGAAAAAGATATTGTTGCCGATGCATTAATTCAATCTGTTCCAGAAGGTGAAAATCTTACTAAAGAACAGGTAGCGGAAGCTGGAATTAAGTTATCAGATTTGCCAGCAAGCACACCAGTTGATGTTAGAACATCTGAAAATGGTGACTCGGTTGTAATTACTGCAGAAGTTGCAGTACAAGTAGAATTAATATCTGACCCAGCGGCATTTGCACAAGAGTTATTTAATGACCCAGGAGCAGCCCTACAGGCCTTGGGAAGCATAGGTGCAGATATGACAGAAGGCGAAAGAGAAGAGGCAACTGAAATGGTTGTAGCAACAGTTGTAGCAGCAGGTGCAGCAATTAACGCAGCAGCAGTTGCAACAGGAGGAGCCACAGGGGGTAGCACAGGAGGCGGAGGAAATTCTGGTGGAGGCTCAGGAGCTAATTCACCAGGTCGAGGAGGAAGAAGAAAATGGTAAGAATAATAAAGAATATCCTAAAAGATATGGTAGACCAAGCATGGACCCTTCTTGGTATGTTTATTGCTTGGGTTGTTTTGGACGGAAGTGCTAAAGATATAGTCGGTTATGGCATTATAGCTACTACTGCTCTATGGATAGTAACTAGTCCTATCAGAAATAGAAACTCAGAATAGGGTATAATAGTAGTATGAAGAAAATAACTGCTATTGCTTTAGCTGGACTATTAATGGTATCATTGAGTTCATGTGGCTATAGTGGATTCTATAGATACCCATGTCAAGATCCTAAAAATTGGGAAATTGCAGAATGTAATCCTCCAGTATGTGAAGCTTCACAGACTTGCACAAATGATGTAATAAAAATTACACCTACAACACCAGAACAGGAAATAACAAATGGCTAAACAAAAGCTAACCCCAGCAGACTTAGATGCTCGTTTAAAGTTTATTCTAGGAATAACTCTTGGAAGCATCCTGTTTCTAACAGCAGTCGGAATTATTTACGGACTATTGTTTGTAACACAGCCCATAGGAGCTCAGTCAGAAAATGACAAGATGTTCTTTAATGTTCTAGGTAGTATTGCAACATTTATTACAGGCACACTTGCAGGAATTTTGATTGGCAATTCAGGTGCCAAGGATATTATGGCGGCCCAAATACAAAATAAAGAAGTAGATGCAAAGAATACACAGGCAGACAAGAAGCTTGAAGCAGAAATTGATGCAACTGCAGCACGTTTAGCGGCAAAGCCAGACGGAGAGATGCCAGCAGAACAACCAGTTGATACAGATTGGGACAAAGAATAATGGCAGACCAAGGCACAGCAGCACGTTTAATCGAAGTTGCTACAGCAGAGATTGGGACTATTGAAGGTCCAAAGGATAACGAAACAAAGTATGGTGCTTACACTAAAGCTAATTTCCAACCATGGTGCGGAAGTTTCGTAAATTGGTGCGGGAACGAATCTGGCGTAAAGATTCCTAATACAGTTTATACTCCAGCAGGAGTAACAGCATTTAAAAAAGCTAACGCATGGATTGATGGAGATATTGCAGATCCAGAACCAGGAGATATAGCCTATTTTGATTTCCCTTCAGATGGCGTCGATAGGGTTTCTCACGTAGGTATTGTTGTTAAAGACAATGAAGACGGAACCGTTTGGTGTATTGAAGGAAACACATCTTCAAAGAAGTCTGGGAGCCAAAGAAATGGCGGAGAAGTTTGCAAACAACTCCGTGCCTACAAGAAAAACAAAGCAGGAGTTTTAATATCTATTGTTGGATTTGGTCGTCCAAAGTTTAAAGCAGCAGCACCAATTGCAGAACAAAAGCCTGCTAAAGCTAAAACAAAAGTATGCCCAACCTGCGGTAAGTAAATGAACACATACAAAGTTAAGCTTGAAGTAACGGCAGAAGTAGAAGCCTTTGATGAAAGCGATGCTCTAGATTATGCTAATGATATATTTGGCGTAGACGATGAAATTAAAAACGTTAAAGTAGTTAGCGTTAAGGAGAAATAATGGCAACTGAAGGATACAAACCAACTTCAGGAATGCAATCTGCAGCCCGCCGTGCAATTAAATTAAAAGAAGAAGGCAAGGCTAAGGGTGCGGGAACGGCAGTAGGCTGGACTCGTGCAGGACAGCTAGCAAGAGGAGAGACTTTAAGTTTATCAACAGTTAAAAGAATGTATTCTTTTTTTTCACGCCATGAGGTAGATAAAAAAGGAAAAGACTTTAATAATGCAGAAAACCCATCTAATGGCAAAATTATGTGGTTGGCTTGGGGTGGGGACGCAGGGTTCTCATGGTCTAGAAAAATAGTAACAAGGGAGAAAAACATGAAAAAGAATTTAGAAATGCAGGAAATGGTAGAAGAAATTAAAGGCATCTTAGAAGATGTAGTAAATCCAATAGAGGCAGTGGTTGAAATTACAGAGGATGATTTAGCAAAATCAATAGATCCTAAGCCAGAAGATGAAATGGAAAAATCTGAAGACTGTGACTGTGAAGAATGCAAAGCAAACGGAACAAAATGCGAAGATTGCCCTAAATGCTCAGAAGAAATGAGCAAGTCCTATGAGTCAGATAATGAAGACGAAGACAAATGGAATAATATGGAAAAAGCTTGTTGGTCAGGATATGAGCAGCAAGGAATGAAAGACAAGGGTGGACGCAAAGTCCCTAACTGTGTTCCTATTAAAAAGTCTGCAGATGAAGATCCAATTAACGAAGCAGAAAAAGAAGTAAATAAGTCCATATGGGGTGGAGCTTTTCTTAAATAGTCATTGACAGAGCCGCAGTTTCTACTGTATAATATATATCAGTGGGATGCTGCGGTTTATGTTTGAGGGACAATGTTAAATCTAACAGAACTAGGTGTCGAAGTCTTTATTAAAAAGGCTAAGAGTGTAACCCCGTACTGGGACAATTACGATCTTATCATTTGGAAGAAAGATAGTGGCGGGTTTACCAGCATAAGAGGAATGTTCAAAGAGAACACCTGGGGAACAGCAGAACGAATTGCAGTTGCCAACAATGGAATATGGAAGCTGCCCACAAAGTATGTCAGACATTTTAAGTAGTTTAGGAATAGATCAAGATTCTTTAGATTGGTTTCATCTTGCTATATGCAGAGGAATGAATACTGATTTGTTTTATGAGAAGTATGAATCCGATTCTAACATAGCAAAGAACATAGACGAGATGTGTTTAAGTTGTCCAGTGATTAGCATGTGCTATGAATCTGGAGTTGAAGGAAATGAATACGGTGTATGGGGTGGTGTATACTTGACATCTGGATCAATTGATAAGTCTAAGAATCTGCATAAAGATCAAGACCTATGGAAGAAGTTAAAGAAGAAAAATGTTTATTGATAAGAGCCAGGACAGGCTAAAAGAGCATTTTAAATACGGAGTCAACGAATGGACTGGCGAACCAAATAAGCCAGTATTCTATACCCCAGAGATGAAAAAGGCTGTTCATCAAATAAAGAAGCCTTCTATGCTCTTAATGGACATAGTAATGTATCCACAGTTTTTAGCACTACGACTATATGAAGACAATTTTTTACAGTTTGAGGGAACCAAGAAAGAAATGGTTATTGATTATGTAACAAAGGTCAAGCGACTGCTTGAGTCATATGGAGTAAGATGCGAGCTGGAGGGCAAGCCTAGTGAAAGAGTACTATGATATCACCCATGTTGTTTTTATTCACGCAGAAGATCTTCATGGAACAGTTGAGAAACTTGGTGCATACGCATCAATTGTTAATTATAACAAAAACGGAATAGAGTATAACGAACTTATGGAAAATGAAGATTTTACAATTGTAGATGAAATAGTATTTACGCATATTGAGGACTCAAACTAATGGAAAAGATATTGTGTTATAGCTGTAATAAATCCAAGAATAAACTAGAGGCAAAGAAGTCGGCCTTACTACCAATTAATCTATTGATATGCGAAACCTGCATATCGTCTAAGCTTGAGCCTAGATGGGTAGTTATATTGGCTGGGAGATCTAATGGGTCAGATTATGTT